CGACGGGCGACGATGAACGCCGCACCGCGTACACGACGCTGGAACTCCGCGAAGCAGACAACGGACATACGCTGTACGGATACGCGGCGGTGTTCGACACTCCGAGTGAACCGATGCCGTTCGTCGAGTATGTGAAACGCGGCGCGTTCCAGAAGACGATTGGGGACGGCGCGGATGTCCGCCTGTTGATCGACCACGAAGGTGTGCCGCTCGCCCGAACGAAGTCCGGCACACTTATGCTCTCGGAAGACGAACGCGGTCTAGCGGTCCAAGCCGATCTCGACCCTGCCAATCCAGACGCGGCACGCGTGATCTCCGCGATGCGTCGCGGCGACCTGTCGCAAATGTCGTTCGCGTTCCGCACCCTGAAGGATTCGTGGAGCGATGATCGCGCCGTCCGCGAACTCCGGGAAGTCCAACTGTTTGATGTTAGCGTCGTGACCTTCCCTGCCTACGAGCAGACGGTCGCGGAGATCAGGGGAAGACTGTTGCGAACCGACGAAGGCACGCCTACACTGAACACCAAGATTACGAGCGTCGCCGTCCGCAAGGCACAGTTGGCTCTCGCGCGACACAGAAAGAGAAACCGATGACCTACTCGAATCAACTCACTGAGAAACGCGACGCGCTGCTCGCGAAGGCTGATGCAATCGTTTCCGCCGCTGCGGAAGCACCGCGCGATCTGACGACCGAAGAAGACGCGGAAATCACCGCGACGCTCGAAACCGTCCGCGATCTCGATGAGCAGATTCGCCGTCACAAGGAACTGGAAGAGCGCGCCGCCGCCGCCGCCGCAAGCCGCAAGGCTGCGAACGCGGAAGCCGCCGTCGCGGTCGTGAAGAGCGAACCGCGCACCTACCGTGCGGACGGAGAATATTCGTTCATTACGGACGCGTTCCGGGCGCAGTTCAGCAACGACTTCGACGCGCAACAGCGTCTCGCCCGTCATCAGCAGGAAGAGCGGATCGAGCGTCGCGATGTGACCAGCACCAACTACGCAGGGTTGGTCGTGCCGCAGTTCCTCACCGACTTGGCGGCACCGCTCGCACGCGCAGGAAGACCGCTCGCCGACCGCGCACGAAGACACCAACTTCCGGCGCAAGGCTTGACGCTGTCGATCTCGAAAGTCACGACAGGTTCGGCAGTCGCCGCCCAGTCGGAAGGCTCGGCTGTCCAAGAGACGAATATGGACGACACGAAACTCGACCTGACGGTTCAGACGATTGCCGGACAGCAGAATGTTTCCCGGCAGGCAATCGAGCGCGGCACGAACATCGACTCGCTGGTGATGAACGATCTCGCCGCTGCTTACCACACGCTTGTCGATTCGACGCTCGTCGCCGAACTGTTCTCGTCGGCTGGTCAGGCAGTTACCTACACCGACGGATCACCGTCGGTGGCCGAGTTGTATCCGAAACTTGCGGACGCGGTGCAGAAGGTTCAGACGACTTTCTTCGCTGGTCCGAACGCGATCGTGATGCATCCGCGCCGTCTCGCGTTCATCTTGGCGGCGGTGGACTCCGCAGGTCGCCCGATCGCCGTGCCGCAAGTTAATGGTGCTTTCCAAGCCACAGCGGTAGGCACGGGAAGTCCGCAATACGGGAACAGCGGTTACCAGATTCTGGGGCTGCCCGTGATCACCGACGCGAATGTCGCCACCAACAAAGGCGCAGACACTAACCAAGACACGATCTATGTCGGCAACCTTTCCGAACTCCACCTGTGGGAACAAGGCAACGGCGACCCGATGATGCTCCGCTTCGAACAGCCGAAGGCTGCGGAACTCGATGTGACGATGATCGTGTATGGCTACATTTGCGTGACCGCGAATCGCTACCCGAATGCGTGGGCACAGATCAACGGCACCGGATTGGCTACACCTACTTTCTGACGGTGACCGCTCCGTGAGCGGTATCGGAGAAACGGTCGCGCGATGAGCAGCCAGCCCGGAATCGTTCAGGCTCTTCTTATCGAACGAATAGGATACGAGCGTCGCGGTCTTCGCGATCGGGTCGCGCTAGTCGATCAACAACTCGCGGCTTTGGGAATCGCGGTTGAATCGGCGGCTCTCGATCCGATCGAAGAAACCGCGACAAGGAAGAAACCGTCCCGACGCAGAATGGTGTAAGCCGTGCCCATCACGAACGGATACTGCTCCCTTGCGGAAGTAAAGTCCGCTCTGCGTATCACCGATGCCGTGGACGACACCCTGTTGGAGCAGTCCGTCGAAGCAGCGTCGCGCCGGATTGACGGATACTGCGGACGATTCTTCTACAAGACGGAGGCGATCGCCGTCCCGGTCTTCGCGGTCGATTCGTACAGTCTGCCCGTATCGGACATCTCTTCTACTTCTCAACTCGTCGTCAAACTCGATACGGCAGCCGATGGCACTTATTCCACGACGCTGACTCTCGACACGGACTACTTCGTAGAACCGACCGATTACGCGATCTTAGGAAGACCGATCCGCCGGATCACGATGTGCGGCGGTTATGCGTTCCCGATCTTCGTCCTGCCTGCTAAGCCGGGTGTCCAAGTGACCGCTAAATGGGGTTTCAATTCCGTCCCTGACGATGTTCGGGAAGCGTGCGTACTGCTCAGCATTAGACAGTTTGCGCGATACAACGCGGCTCTCGGAGTTCTAGCGTTCGCGGAGATGGCAATCACGGTTCGGGCGGTCGATCCCGATGTGCGCGACCTGCTCCAACCTTTCAAGATTCTTGGGGTTGCCTGATGCCAGCGACCGTGTCGCAGGTCGCGGAAGGAATAAAGACGCGTCTCGCGACGGTTTCCGGGCTTCGCACTTTCTCCTATCAGCCCGAACAGGTCAATCCGCCCGTCGCGTTCCCAGTCGTCGAATCGGTGGAGTTTCACGGCGCGTTCGGCGGCGGCGATGTGCGGATGCGCTTCGGTGTCTTCGTGATCGTGGGAAGGTATCTCGACCGTGTAGCGCACGCGAATCTCGACGGGTTCTTGTCTTACAGCGGCGAGACTTCTCTCCGGGCGGCGATAGAAGGAGATCGCACGCTAGGTGGCGTCGCGAACACGCTCGTCTTGGAGAACGGTTTGAGCGTGTCGGCGTTGAGTGTTGCGGAAGCGGAGTTCCTACAAGTATCATTCAGTTTGCTGGTACACGCTTAGGAAGGCACGATGACGACCTACAAGATTCTTTCCGACAATACGACGCTCGGCAAGCCCGGATCGACGGTCTCCGAAACCGATCTCGCAGGTCTAAACATCGCCGCGCTCGTCGCTGGCGGACACATCGAACCTGCTAGCATCTCCGCGAAGAGACAAGACAAGAAGGAACAGGAATAACTATGGCCCAGATCGTTCTTACCGACGCAAGCATCACCGTCAACAGCGTTGCGTTGAGCAACCGCGCGAACACGGTGACGCTCACATACGAGAAGGAAGCCGTCGAGATCACAGCATTCGGCGACTCCGGACGCGCGTTCACGAGCGGTCTGCAGAACAACACCTGCGAGATTGAGTTTATGCAGGACTTCGCCGCGAGCAATGTCGAAGCAACCGTGTTCCCGTTGGTCGGCAGCACGACCACGATTGTTATCAAGCCGACGAGCGGCGCGGTCTCTTCCACAAATCCGTCATACACATTGACGGGCGCATACCTGTCGAATCACACACCCGTCGCCGGAACCGTTGGCGAACTCGCGACCACATCGCTGTCGTTTCAAGGTGGGACGCTCGCGAAAGCCACTTCGTAGTAGCGGCAGGATCGAAGGGAGCAGCAAGTGAAACTTCCGCTTACCGTCACTTACACGAACGGAGACAAGCGTGATGTTGTCGCGGTCTTCGCGGACTTCGTTCAGTTCGAGCGGACTTGGCAGCGGAGCGTCTCTCGTCTGGAGCACGACTTCCGTCTCACCGATCTCGCGTGGCTCGCGTGGTCGGCTCAGACACGGGCGAAGAACACCACGCTCGCGTTCGATCCCGATTGGCTGGAAACCGTCGAGAGCGTGGAACTCGCTGCGGCTGACGGTGATAAGGGAAACTCTCCGACGACTCCGTGACTTGGCTCTTCGCCGCGCTCGCGGTGGAGACGGGAATCGCACCGAGCCTGCTCGTCGCCGAGAGCGATGTGATGATTCAAACGATGCTCGCGTACATAAAGAAACGAAACGAGCGGCTCCGGCGGCGGCGGTAACGCTGTGACTCCGGAGATCGTCGGACAGAAAGACAACTACGGTGCGGTGGTCGTGCTCGGACTCACCGAGTTTATCGCCGACATTCGGAAGGCTGGCGACAAGGGTGCCACCGATGCGATGATCCGCGAAGCCAACGAGCGTGTGGCGAAGATCGTGATCCGAATGGCGAACGCTCTCGCGAACACGAAGCAGGAACGGCGAGCCGCCCGGAGTCTGGAAACTTCCAGCAACATCCAGCAGGTGAAAGTCACGATGGGTGGGAAGGATGTCCCTTACGCTGGCGGCGCGAACTTCGGTTCGTACACGAACCTGCGGCGGCTCATAAAGTCTCGGGACAATGTGCGCGGTCGGAAACGGGCTACGATCGTCCGCGAGAAGGAAAGCATCCTGAAAGTCGCGACCAATGTCGAGAGGCAGTTCGTGACGCGTTCCGGGAAGACCGTCACCGCGTTTGAGGGTGGCTCGCAGGTGAAACTCGCGCGCAACGCCCGTGGTGGTCTCGTCGTCATTCGCGGCTGGAATCAGTTTCGTGCGAAGGGTGGGCCATCTACGGAGTGGCAGAAAGGCAAAGACCAGTTCCTTTACCGCGCCGTGACGATGACGCAGGAACAGATATCGGAGTCCTACCAAGCATTCATAGACAAGATGATCCGCGACGCGTTCCCTGACGACTCTCGCGGCGACGCAGCCGCATAGTATTCGGAGAACATATGGCTGAACGCAAACTATCTCTCGTCATTCTCGGGAAGGCTACGGGTGCGCTCGCCGCGCTGAAAGCCACTGGTGACGGCGCGAAGTCTCTCGGAGATCGCGTCACCGATATGTTGCCGTCATTTAAGACGGTCGCGCTGGCAGGCGCGGCGGCGTTCGGTGCGATCGCCGCGTCAGCATACGGCGCGGTTCAAGCGGCGGCACAGGACGAAGAAAGCCAGAAGAAACTCGCCGACCAACTGCGGCGCACGACTCAGGCGACCGACGAACAAATCGCGGCGGTCGAGCAGCACATTTCTAAACAGATGATGCTGACGGGAACGACCGACGACGCACTCCGTCCGGCGATGGCGAACTTGGTGCGTGCCACTGGTGATGTGGGCTTCGCACAGCAGCAACTGAATCTCGCGCTAGACATTTCTGCCGCTACCGGTAAAGACTTGGAGAGCGTTTCTCTCGCGCTCGGTAAAGCGTTCACAGGGAATGTCGGTGCTTTGACGAAACTCGGGATACCGCTCGATCAGAGCGTCATAAAGTCTAAGAATCTTGGCGAAGTAATCTCGACGCTAAACACGCAGTTTGGTGGTGCGGCGGCAGACGCGGCGGACACCTTCTCCGGGCGGCTTCGGATTCTTCGGGTCTCATTAAGTGAAGCAGTCGAAGGAATCGGTTATGCGTTGCTGCCGTTCGCGGAGCGTCTCGTCGCGTTCATTCAGACTCACATCCTGCCCGTAATCCAAGCGTTTAGCGACAAACTCGCGGCAGGTGGCGGACTCCGCGATGCGCTCGTCGCCGCCGCCGCACAAGCAGGCGACTTCGGTGTCCGGGTCGTAGATATCGTCGAGAAGATCGCCAAAGCATTCGCCACTTTCGCCAACATAATGATCACGATCGGTCGCCCGATTCTCTATCTCGTCGGCGCAATCGCGTCAGGTCTGGTGCTCATCTTCACTCGCAGCATCACGGAGTATCGTGGCGCAGCGATGGCGTTCAAATCGCTGCACGACGAGATGGGCACGATGAAGATCAGCACCGACGACATAGGTGTCGCGTTCCAGAACTTCCGGAACGATGTGCTCGGAGCGGCAGCGGCGACCAATCTCACGCAGCAACAGTTGCGTCTTCTCGATCAGCAGGCTCGTCAGACGGCATCAGGTACGGCGAATGTCGTTCAGCCGTTCATCGGGCCAATGCTCGCCGGATACGGTGCGGCGGCGACGGGTGCGAAGACCGCGACCGATCTTGCCAAAGAGTTCGCGGAGACGCTCAAGAAACTTCAAGAGTCCGCAGGCGGAGCAGGCGGCAAGGTGAAGCAGGTTGCCGACGCTATGAAGACCTACACCGATGTGCTGACGAAAGCACGCGACGCGACGCGTTCCGCGACCGACGCGACCAAAGGCGTGACGAAAGCACGCGACGACTTGAACGCGAAGACGAAAGCGGTCACGGACGCGCAGACGCGTTTCGACTTAGTAGTCGGCGGATTCCCGGCTACTGCGAAAGAAAGTATTGACGCAACGGACACTCTCGCGTCCGCGAATCGTCGGCTCCGTGACGCAGGTCTCGCCGTTACGGATGCGCAGGTCGGTGTGCGTAACGCGGAGAAACGGCTCGCCGAACTGCGCGCAATCGCGCCCGACCCGGACAAGATTGCTGCGGCGAATCGTCGGCTCCGTGACGCGGTTCTATCGCAGACGGATGCGGTTTACGCGCTCAAACAGGCTGAGCAGCGGCTCGCCGACTTGCGCGCGATTACAGCCGACCCGGAGAGTGTCGCCGCCGCCGAACGATCGTTGGAACGCTCCAAATATGCGGTAGAAGAAGCAAACTTCTCGGTTATTGATGCGGAGAACAAACTTGCCGAACTGCGTAGCAATCCAGATGCCGACCCGATTGAAGTACGCAGGGCAGAGATCAGGCTTGCTGAGGCGAAACTGTCGGTGTTCGATTCAGTTCGTAACATTAGTCAGGCTGAGAAGCAACTTGCGGAAGAGCGCAATAAGTCTGCCACACCCGAACAGATTGCTGACGCTGAACGAGACTTAGCGGCGGCACAGTTGTCGGTCGGCGATTCACTTGACGAGATAAGGCTGGCAGAGAAGGCTCTCGCCGAAGAGCGTGCCGTGGCACCGAAAGCGGACGATCTCGCCGACGCAGAGCGTGAGTTGGAGCGCGCAAAGTTGGCGGTAAATGACGCGCTCGAAGATCAGACTTCTGCGACAATCGAACAAGGCAAAGCACAGAAGGAACTCAACGAGATTACGAACGGCGCGACAGTCGGCTCTCTTGTCTACAAAGCCGCCCTGAAAGCATTGGACGATGCTAAGAAAGAACAGCAGGACGCGTCCGAGTCACTTACCGACGCGCTCCGTCAGGAAGCGGACGCGATGCGCGAACTCGTGAAAGCGCAGGAAGCGTTGCTGGCGGCGCAGGCAAACACCAAGCCGCGAGTAGTCGCGGCTGCGGCTGCGGCTCTCGGAGTCGCGGTCGGACCAGGCGGAACGATCTCCGAACTTATCGGGACGGTCACTGCTTCGGGCGGTTCGGCTGGAGGCACGACGAACGGAACGCTCAATGTCCGCGTAGAGACCAGCACATTCGTCAATCCGCAGGAGGTCGGAGCGGAAATCGTAGAGGCTCTCGACGCGTATCTCCGCAGCAACGGGACGATTCCGATTCCGGTCGGCGCGTTTGCGAGTGACCGATAATGCCTACGACGCTCGTCTTCGGCGAGCAGGTCGCCGTGTATGCCGCGCTCGGATTCACCGTCCGAGAGTTCACGCTGAATACGAGCACGCTGAACGGCGACGATGTTCTTGACGGCACGCTTCAAGGTGTAGATGTCGCGCCATATGTCCGAAGTTTGTCGATCAACAGGGGACGCTCCGACTCTTTCTCTTCGTTCCGGGCAGGCACTTGTACGATCCTGCTTAACAACAACGATCGCCGCTTCGACCCGATCAACGAATCTTCACCGTACTGGGACGCAACGACAGGGAAGAGCGGCGTGACGCCGCGCCGCCGAATCGAAATCGTGTCCGACGGTGCTACTCCGATATTCACCGGACGGATCACCGACATAGATATTCAATACGACTTCGACCTGAGCACGGTCACGATTGTCGCGTCCGACGATTTCGTGCTGCTAGCCAACACTTTCATCGGTGAATCGTTCACGCCGACCGCCGAACTCTCGGGTGCTCGCGTCGAACGGATACTCGATCTTCCGGAAGTGAACTTCTCCGCTACGACTCGGGACATAGACACGGGAACTCAGACTGTCGGAGCATACGAAGTCGATCAGAACACGAACGCGGCAGGATACTTGGCGCGCGTCGCCGAAGCCGAACAAGGTCTCTTCTTCGTCAAGGCTGACGGGACGCTCCGATTTACCGACCGTGCCACGAGCGTGTTCGCGACTTCGGTGGCGGCGTTCGTTGATTCCGGAGTCGGTATCCCGTATCAGGGACTTGCCACCATCTACGGGCAGGAGTTCCTTTACAACCGTGTCCAGACGGCGACAGAGACGGGAGCCTTACAGTCCGCCGATGACGCCGCGAGTCAGACGGAGTTCGGTGTCTCGACGCTCTCCCTCACAAACCTTCTGCTTGATTCGGACGCGGCGGCACAGACGCTCGCGACGACACTTCTCGATAACTACAAAGACCCTGCCTATCGTTTCGACGATCTTCGGCTCGTCGTATCGGCTCTTAACTCGGGCGACCGCGCGACGGTACTCGGATTAGAGATCGGCGATGTAGTCAGTATCAGCAGGACTTTCGCGACGGGAACTCCGGCGAGCGTGACGCAGGACTACGGGATCGAGCGGATAAGTCATCAGATTACGCCGTCTCAGCACATCGTGACGCTCGGGCTGTTCGTAAGCGGTCTCGTGTATTCGTTCGTCCTGAACGATTCCGAGTATGGCGTGCTTGACGCGCGGAACGCGCTCACCTGACCTGTTATCATCTAACCGACTATGCCGGGCGCAGGAACTCTTCTCTTTACTGCCGGGCAGGTGCTGACCGCAGCACAAGTCAATACCTACCTGATGGACCAGACCATAATGCGGTTCGCGACTACCGCCGCACGCGACGCAGCATTTGGCGGCGCAGGCGAACCGACGCTCGCCGAAGGAATGTTCGCATACATTGACGCGGACGACACGCTGTATTTCTATTCGGGTTCGGCGTGGTCTGCTTACGGGATAACATCCAACAGCGACCAGTTGATTATCTCAACGCAAGTCTTCGGATAGGAAGGAACTATGGCGACATTCAGCAAGATTCATCTCAGCGGCTCGACCGACGGGAAACTCATTAAGGTGGCGCAGACTGCGACTGCTGGCACGACGATTCACACGGGATCGAGCACGGCGACGACCTACGACGAAGTGTGGTTGTATGCGGTGAACAGCGATACAACTGACCGCAAACTCACGATTGAGTTCGGCGGTACATCGGTGCCGGACGATCTCATCGAGCAGACCATCACCGCCGAATCGGGTCTGCTTCTCGTCGTGCCGGGTCTCGTGATCAAGGGTAACGCGACTGCGCTCGTCGTGCGTGCGTTCGCGGCTACTGCGAATGTTGTGATGGTCGGCGGTTACGTGAACCGCATCACCGCATAGGCGGCGACTGATGCGTTACGGTGAGCGTTCTCGTTCGGGTACGAAGGTAAGCGGCTGGACACAACGCACGGCGGCTGGCACAGGCTACGGCGTAGCGACAGGCGGGTCAGGTGGTGGTGGTGCTGGCGTGCCGATAACCGTTGGCACTCAGGCGTACACGCTGCTCACCTTCACCGCATCGGGCACATTGACGGTGACGAAGGCTGGTCTGTTCGATTATGCCGTGTTCGGCGGAGGCGGTGGCGGGTCGGGTTCTTTTTCGACAAACCGAGGCGGCGCAGGCGGAGGGGCGGGCGGCTTCATCACGGGCACCGTCTTCTTGTCGACCAACGAGACGGTGACCGTGGGCGGTGGCGGCTCGGCGGGCGCAAACGGCGAACCCGGTTCGCTCGGGCAATTCTCCTCAGTCGGGTCTTCGGTCTTCAGCGCGGGC